TCGAAGATTGAAAGGAGGTGGCCACTATGTCAAAAGCAGGAAGACCAAGAAGATGGAAGACAGTGGCAGAGATGGCTGCTGATTGGGAAGCATATAAAGACTGGTGTGATCACAGGACTGTATTGAAGACACAGTTCAATTCAAGAGAGGGACACTTCGTAACAGAAGAAGTCCCCGCATCTGTCACTTATGAGATAAACGGATTCTGCGTTTGGAGCAAAATTACTAAGCAGGCGTTTTACGAATATTATGCGGATAATCCAAAATATGTTGACTTTGTTAAACGCATGCAGAACGAATGTGAGGCAGATGTGCGGAACAAACTGGAAACAGGCGTGATTCCGACACAGCTTGCAGGCTTATGGATGGGCCGTCATGGTTATTCGTTAAAGCAGGAAGAAAAGGTCAAAGTTACTACTGATGATGATACGACAGCCCTTATGGATGAGTTCTTCAAACAGAAGGGACAGCAGTAATGCCTACCAGGGAGCAGTTATGGAATCTGATATGGGATGACCCCGTCCAGATTGCTTATTGGCTTGGATATAAGGATATGACTCAGCTCCACTCACAGTGGCTGCATGATTTCCTTTTTGAAGATAAGGACCAGACACTGCAAAGTCATAGAGGCAGTTTTAAAACAACAACCCTGTCTTTGTTTTTCGCACTCAGTCTGTTAATCCATCCGGATAAAACCATTATGTACATGAGAAAGACCGACCAGAATGTCTCTGATATCTGCAAACAGACACAGAATATTCTGCTGTCCGGATGCTTTCAGAGGATGTGTCAGATCATATACGGACATGATCTGAGACTGGGGAAAAACACTCAGTCTGAGATTGATACAAATCTTCATAAGGGAGTTGGAGGACAGGCACAAATATCCGGTTTTGGTATTAATGCATCTATCACAGGACGACACGCGGATATTGTTGTAACGGACGATATTGTTACTCTTAAAGACCGTGTCTCGAACGCTGAGAGAGAACATACCAGGAGTATCTACCAGGAACTCCGGAATGTAAGAAACAGAGGCGGAAGGTTTGTAAATACCGGAACGCCGTGGAGCGAACATGATGCGTTTGAGCTGATGGGAAAACAGGCTCCAATAAAAAAATACGACTGTTATACAACAGGGCTGATTACGCCTGAAGAGTTATCCGAACTCCGTGAGAGTATGACCCCGTCATTATTTGCGGCCAACTACGAGCTCAAGCATATTGCAGATGAGAACGCACTGTTCAAGCAGGCGAACTGGCTTCCTGCCGAAGAGTCAGAGTCCATATACGGCGGACAGGCTCATATTGATGCAGCATATGACGGAGAGGATTATACCGCTTATACGATTTTAAAAAGAGACGGAGACCGTTTTATCGGTTTTGGAAAGTTATGGCGAAAGCATGTGGATCAGTGCCTGAATGAGATGGAGATGTACCATACTCAGTTCCAGGCGGGAACAATCTCTGAAGAAACAAACGGTGATAAGGGATACCTGGATAAAGAACTGAAGGCAAGAGGCTTTTCCACAAAACCATACCATGAGCACCAGAATAAATATATGAAGATTGCAACGATTCTGAGAAAGCACTGGAATACCATCTACTGGATTGATGAGACGGATCCGGAATATATCCAGCAGATTTTGGGATATACGGAAGATGCACAGCATGATGATGCTCCTGATAGTTGCGCAAGTCTGTTGCGCAGTATGACACAGGGGCAGCAGGGTATTAATACAGGCAGTTTTTTAAGAGGAGGCTATTGATGTACGAATATCTTTACAGGATGCCGGCGGAAGAGACGCTGACAGCAGATAAACTGACGGAGTTTATCAATGCAAATAAAACAAGAGCAGTAACCAGATACAGAGAGCTGGAAGGGGCTTATTTCGGAGATTATTTGATTTTCCATAAACCGAAGAAAAAGCCCTGGAAGCCTGATAACAGAATTGCAGTCAATTTCGCAAAGCATATCACTGACAGTTTCTGCGGTTTTATGCTGGGGAATCCGATTAAGATTTCGGCAGCAGGTGATAAAACAGAGGTTGCTGAGTGGGTCAACAACTGGAATGAGGAACAGGATGAAGACCATAAACTCAGTCAGATCCTGATGGAGGCAATCCGTCTTGGTACTGCATATGAACTTATCTATGTGGATGAGGACGCAAATATCAGAACCGCTGTCACAAGTGCGATGAACAGTTTTATCATCTATGACACTTCCATTACTCCGAAACCGTTATATTTCGTCCATTACTATGACCAGCCCGGACAGACTGATGTGACAATCGGGTCTGTTTCGAATTCTGAGGAAATCACATATTTCACCATCGATCCGACACTGCGTTTTACGGAAAGCCGTATCAATCCGTTCGGAAGAGTTCCGGCGGTTGAATACTGTCTGAATGACGCACATATCGGACTTTATGAACCCGTCCTTGAAATGATCAACGGATACAATACAGCCATATCAAATCAAGCAAATGACATCGAATCTATTTCGGATGCTATTCTCGCAGTTATCGGCCCTCTTCTGGATGAAAAGCAGATTGAGTTCCTCCGTGATGCAAAGGTTCTGAATATTCCTCTTGAAGCAGGACAGACAGGTTCTGCCGCATTCCTGAGTAGAGGAGCTGATCCAGGGACAACAGACGCTCATCTGGACAGACTGAAAAAGTCTATTTATACAATCGCAATGGTCTGTGATTTCTCTGATGAATCATATGGAACCAGCAGCGGCATAGCACTGGAACATAAGACGATGCAGATGCTGAATGTCATGAAGACAGCGGAAAGAAATTTCGCCGGAGCACTCAACAAAAAATATGAAATCATATTCGGATGTCCTCTATGTCCGATGGATGATGAGGACTGGCATGAACTGAAATATTCCTTTACTCCGAATCTGCCTCTTGATATCGAAAGTCAGGCAGAGACCGCAAATAAACTGATGGGAATTGTATCGAAGCGTAAAGTGTTGGAGACGCTGACTTCTGTTGTTGATGATGTCGATGAGGAACTGGATCAGATAAGAAGAGAAGATGAGGAAGCAGCAGAACCCGTTGATTATGAAACAGACAGGGTGACGAACGATGAAACAGAAGCAGATTAATAAACTCCTGAAGGATATCGAGAAGATCGAAGCCAAATCCTTTAAGAGATATCATAAACGACATAAGGAAACCGCTAAAAGAATCAGGGCATTGCTGCTCTGGTTCTTTTTAGAGTTATGCGGCGGGGAAAAAATCACATACAATTCCTGTTTCAAACCTCTAACAAATAGAGACCGTAACAGGCTTACAGTAAAAGAGAGACGGCAGACCGGAAAGTGTCGCACTCGAAGAGACTTACTGCATTATCTTTTGTGGGAAATCCTCCTGAATGAAATAGATTTCGCATACATATCTTATGCCAAAACCCACGCCGATACGGTTTCACTCATATGTTCTTCCTTTCATAATACCCATGGAAATAAGGGGGAGGGAAAAGACCTCTCTCTTATTCCCAAAGGGGAAAAATCCAGAATTATGGAACTGATAACGAAGGGGAAACAGAGAGTATTTGACAGACTCACACAGGATATCGACAGGTCGATTATCAGAGAAGATGATTTACCGGTAATCCTCGATCTGATTGAAGACGACTATGTAAAACGATCTGATTATACAACCAGGCAGCAGGAGTACACTGAGAACACTTTCGGTATCTCTGAGACGCTGCGTGAGTTATCAGGAGCAGCATCATATATTTATGTGACGGCTCATGACAAAAAAGTATGTGGAGACTGCAGAGCACTGGAAGGGATGGAATTCAAGTATGTTGATGCGGTAAAAGGGGTAAATTACCCGCCAATTCATCCCTGGTGCAGATGTATAGCAGTACCGGTTTTAGAGGGCGAAAATGATACAAATTCGAATTACGGACAAAGGCGTTAATATATCAGGACACGCAGGAACACAGGTTCCTCCGACAAAACAGGAAATAGAAGCATGTGCTGCTGTTACGGCACTGACACATACACTCAAATACTCAATAGAAACCCTTACTTCAGACACACCGAATATGATTCTGAGTAAGGGACTTTTTCTGGTTAATCACAACGGATTATCCACTGAATCAGAACTATTACTGGATGCCTTTCTGACAGGATGTAAAGTTCTTTCTGAAGCATATCCTGAACAGATTGATTTTCAGTTGGTTGGAGAAAAACAAAATTGACCAGGCGTGAATGTCGATAAAAGTTACGGAAGACCAGGCGTGAATGTCATAAAACTTTACGGGAGCTTATCACAGGGGAAGCAAAACCCCTTCAACAAATAGGGAGGTAGATATGACACTTAACGAAGTAATGATGCTGATGCACTTTGTAAACAGAAAGTACAACGGTTATCTGTACCAGGCGTTCGAAGATGAAGGCGCTGCAGATGACACAGACACAGGCTCTGAAGATGAGACTGGAACTGATGATCAGGGAAAGACTTATACAGAGGACGAACTCAACGAGATGGTTGACAAGATTGTAAACAAGAGACTGGCACGCGAAAGAGCGGAAGCCGAAAAGAAAACAAAAGCGGCAGCAGAGGCAGCCCGTCTGGAAAAGCTGACAGCGGAACAGAAACTGCAGGAGAAGGCAGACGCTCTCCAGAAGAAGATTACCGAACTGGAAGAAAAGGAAGCACGGGGTGAGATGGCAAAGACCGCCCGGAAACTGCTGGCTGCTGAAGATATCAATCTGTCAGACGAACTCTTGAATGTACTGATTACAACGGATGCCGAAACAACAAAAGCGAATGTAGACAGTTTTGTGACTCTGTTCAATACACATGTCCAGGCAAAGGTCAAGGATGCCATGAAGGGTAAGACCCCGAAGATCGGAACGACACAGCCGCAGGGAACAATGACGAAGGAACAGATTATGGCAATCCAGGATCCGGCAAAGCGCAGAAAAGCAATAAACGACAACATTAAATTATTCAAACCGTAATTAAGGAGGCAGATATGCACAATTTTTCTTTTATCTATCAGGCATTTGAGGCAGAAGAGAATTACAATGTTTCCGCTGACCTCGAACCCGCTATTTCCATTGACCATGCAAACAGACTGCATGACAATATCAACACCATGAGAGAAATTTTCGGTGTTACCAATATGGTTCCGATGGCATCAGGCACTGTTGTCAATCGTTATCATACCACTGTTACCAAGGGCGCAAAGCAGCCTGGTGAAGGCGAGATCATCCCGCTGTCCAAGGTCGAGAAGAAGCCCCTCACTCCTCTAACCCTGGAACTTGATCCTGTCCGCAGACTGACTTCTGCACAGGCTATTCAGAAGAAGGGAAGAGCTATTGCTATTGATGAGTGCGACGGAGCACTGGTTGCATCAAAGAGAGGCGAAATCATCGATAAGTTCTTCACGATGGTGAACGGCGGTCAGGGTGTTGCAGAAGCCGGTGCCGGACTGCAGGCATCCTGTGCAAAGGCATGGTCTGCTGTTAAGACTTATTTCGATGACACAGACGCAACTCCGATCTTCTTCGTTAATACCAGTGATATCGGTGATTATATGGCTGACCATACTATCACCCTGGAGAACGAATTCGGTTTCTCTTATCTGAAGAATTTCCTGGGTCTTGGTACCGTTATTGCATCTCCGAAGGTAACAGCTCACAAGGTTTTCGCAACCGCTGTTGAGAATATCAACGGTGTCTATGTTCCCGCAAACGGCGATGTAGCAGCAGCTTTCGATATGGCATTCGATGAGTCCAACCTGGTTGGTATCACTCACGGCAGAGACCTCTCCACTGCAGGAATTGAGACCCTTATTCTTATGGGTGTTCTGTTCTATCTGGAAGACGAGAGCGGTATCTTCGTATCCAACATCACACAGGGTTAATGATCAGGGGAAGGGAGTAATCCTTTCCCCCGTTTTTTTAAAAAAGGAGGCTGACTATGACAGCACGGCAGATATTTATGCTCCGTACAGGGGCAACCGCTGATGTAGCGGCCCAATACATAAGACTTTCTGAAAGCCGGATTAAGGCTTTTCTCGGATGTGATCATATTCCGGATATTCCGGATGCAGTCGCTGAAATCGCTATTTATTTGTACAGACAGGATGCGGTCAAAGTCCAGGATGGAAAAGCAGATGTTGTTTCTGAATCGAATGATACAGGAAGCGTTTCTGTTTCCAGGACATATGCTAAGACATCTGAACAGATATCTGTTTATGAAGACCTGATCGACAGAGTTCTCCAGAAGACATTTACGCCTTACCGCAAAGCAGGGAGGGCACGGTTCTTATGATGTACGGAGATATTCTTGACAGCATATTTGATTTATGCGTTCAGACGGTGACGGTCTATCACAAGACAGATGATGAGATTACCAAAACGGTTTATGACAGGGCGTTCTTCGAATTTGACGCAACACGAACCATTTCCAAAACAGGCAGCAGGGATGTTAATTCTTTCCTCCTGATTATTCCGGGTGAAGATGTAAAACTTCATACCGGCGATAAGGTGATATTAGGCGAAGGACCCGATATTTCCACCCGTGAGGAATGGGCGCAGTTTATTCCCGGAAAAGTTGAAGGTCTTGTTGTTATCCGTAACGCAGACCCGAAATACTGGGACGGAATACAGACGCATGTAGAATCAGGAGGCTGATTATGGATGTAAAGATTAATATGAAGCCGATTGAAGATGTATTGAAGGAGCTCGGTATTACTCCAGACGGAGAACTCCAGGAGCAGTTAACGAAGTATACGCTAAGAGCAATGCAGAGGTATATGCCCTGGAAGACGGGAAGAACAGCCCGTGTTCTTACAAAAAAGACGGCACCGGATGAAATCATGGTTGATGCTCCATATGCCCGTTATCTTTATTACGGAGTGGGTAAAAGCGGAAAGCCGCTGAATTATACCAGGACACATAACAAACTGGCAGGTCCTTATTGGGATAGAACCATGATGGATTATGAGGCGGAACTGATTGTAAAACGGGCACTGCTGAGGAGGGATGATATATGACAGTAATAGAGAAGATGAGAGAATTTATCAAGTCATATCCGAATTACGATATCATCTCACAGTTCCATCTTGATTATACGGATCAGATACCGGTAAACGGCGGATTATTTCCGTCAGGTCTTGTGGAGTTATCCAGGACAAAGGATATACACGGTAATGCAACGGTTCGTAATCAGTACAACTTCGCATTATATACGGTCTTTTATAAACCGCCTGGGGATGATACGGAGGCGACACAGAACGCAGAATGGCAGATGGATTTCCAGGAATGGATTCAGGAACAGTCTGCAACAGGCAAAGCCCCGGTATTCGGAGATGATCCGAAACAGGAAGTCATACGAGCACAGAACGGAGTCCTTTATTCCGCGGAAGATGAAGGCACAGCCGTTTATATGATACAGATTTCCGTACAGTTCACTAAGAGAATGGAGGTAGACAATCCATGGCTGATATAAGTTTTAATACTGTTTCAGGGCAGACAATTGCCCGCGAACTTTTAATTTTATATCTCAACACCGGCACATATGCATCTCCGACATGGAAGGCAATTGGTAAGAGAGTTGAAGATTCCTCGATGGAATTCGACTGGTCTGATGAAAGCTCACAGGATATCCTGGGTAATGTCAATACGACAATGAAAAAGCCCATTATCACACAGAGTTTCGATCCATGTCCGCTGGATGCAGGAGATGAGGCACAGGTTAGAATTTGGAATCTCGCCGTAAAAGATCAGGATGCACAGGCACTGGCAGCACAGGATTTACTGCTGGTTCATGCTTATGCCGGTACATCACAGACATCATGTTTCGCAGAGCGTTATCCCTCTTCGATGGTAAAGCCCACTGGACTTGGAGGCGAAGGCGGCGGTAATGTCGGAATGCCGATTGATGTTACATTTGGCGGTAAGAGAGAAACAGGTACAGCGACTGTAGCTGATGGAACAGTTACATTTACGGCTGACTAATGACAATGAATGACCCCGCTGTATGAGCGGGGTCTTTTTTACTATTCGGGAGGTTAAACATATGGCAGAGAAAACATTACAATTTGCAACTGGTCTTGTTAAATATCGAATCAATGACACTGTAGATATCACTTTCAATCCAACTGACGCAAACTTTACTGAGAAACTCTTCAGGGCGTTCGATGACCTGGATAAGAAACAGGCTCAGTACGAGAAGGAAGTGAAAGCACTGAATGCAGACAGAGTAAAGACATTTGAGTACGCACGGACACGGGATGCTGAGATGAGGGAAATTATCGACGGTATTCTCGGTGAAGGCGTTTCTGACGCTCTGTTCGGGGATATGAACTGTTACAGTATGGCAGACGGCCTTCCGGTATGGATTAATCTTCTGTTCGCAATAGCAGATGAAGTCCATGATGCATATAACAGGGAAGCTGATAAGACTGATCCACGGGTTAAGACATATACCAGCAAATACAACAAACTGATGATGAAATATAACAGGAAGATGAAGTAATATGGCGGTTTATGATTTACCAACAAAAGCGGATATCGGAGGTAAAACATATAACCTTCGGACGGATTACAGAGCAGCCCTGGATATGATTGAGATTATGAATGACTCTGAGATATCAGATGATGAAAGAGGGCTGTTATGTTTACAAATCCTTTATCCGGAATTTGATGAGATGCCGCAGACGGATTACCAGGAGGCAATCGATTACCTTTACTGGTTTATCGGAGGAGGGGATGAAGCTCCGAAAACAAACGGTAAGAAACTGATGGACTGGCAGCAGGACTTCTCTCTTATCGTTTCACCGGTAAACCGCGTTCTGGGTTATGAGGTCAGAGCAGTGGAATATCTGCACTGGTGGTCGTTTCTGGCGGCATATTACGAAATCGGTGAATGTCTTTACTCACAGGTGGTCGGTATCAGATCGAAAAAAGCAAAAGGGATAAAACTGGATAAACAAGATTCGGAGTTTTATCGAAGAAACAGACACTTAGTAGACATAAAATCACGCTATACAGAAGCGGATGAGGAGACGCTGTCTGAGTGGTTGGTTTAAGAAACGGAGGTATGGCAAATGGCAGCAGACGGAACCATAACCTTTAAAACTGAACTGGATAACAAACTTCTTGAAAAGCAATATAAGGACCTCGAAAAGAAGGTCAAAAAGATTGAGGAAGACGTAAAGAAAAGTGATGAGAAGAAGAGTAAGCTGCAGGAGATGTTTGAGGAAGCAGCAGCCGCGGCGGAAAAAACCCGCGGGAAGATAAAAGGTTTAAAAGATGAACTGGCGCGTCTTCAACAGGTAAAGACCGGACAGGTTCTGGAAGGTAATACGCCGAATCAGCAGATAGAAGCGATGATGGCGGCAGAGGATAAGATACCTGGTGTTCAGGCACAGATAAAAGAAGCAACGGCGGAATATAACAAACAGGTTTCGGAAGTCGATAAACTTTCTGCCAAACTGGATGCAGAGGAAACGAAACACGCTGAGATAACAGGACAGCTTGAGGAGACTTCAGCAGCCGCAGGAGATGTGAGAATTCAGATCGAAAAAGCGGGCAAATACAAGGGCCTGGTAAATATGCTGGAGCAGGCAAAGAAAAAGGCGGGAGCGGTTTTAAATCGAATTAACAAACTGGCAGCCCGCGTCTTTGTTTTTACCATGATTACCAGGGCACTCAGAGGAATCAGAGAGTTCCTCGGTGAAGTTATCTCACAGGATGCGGAAGCGATGCATGCGATTAACTCATTAAAGGGAGCACTGCTGACACTCGCAACTCCGATTATCCAGGTCGTGATTCCGGCTTTCACAAAGTTCGTAAATATTCTGGCAGTCCTGATTTCTTATATGGCACGGGGCGTTTCTGCTATTTTCGGAAAAAGCATTGAAGATACAATAGCAGCCGCAAAGAAACTGACTAAAGGTACAAAAGAAGAAGAAAAGGGTATTAAGGCGGTCGGTAAAGCCGCAAAGGGAGCATCCAGATATCTTGCGGGGTTCGATGAACTGAACCTGGCAGCAGGTGGTTCTGATTCAGGAAGTAATTCCGGAACAGATAATTCCGCCCTGGAAAAGTTAAATGAAGCAGCCTCTGAAGGAGCAAACTGGGATGCGTTCGATCTGGGAAAGCTTGAAGATAAATTTACGGAGCTGGATATTTTTATCGGCAGCTGCCTGTTAGCCCTCGGTGCTATTCTGGCGTTTTCCGGACTGAATATCCCGCTCGGTCTGACACTTATGATGATCGGAGCAATGATGATTGCCGGAGCAGTTGGTGAGAAATGGAACGAATTACCGGAAAAAACGAAAAAAGCGATTAATACCATATTGGAATTGACCGGCATAACTATGATTGTGATAGGTCTTATTCTGGCACTGTCTGGGGTTAATCTTCCTGTTGGTATCGGACTGATAGCGGCAGGAGCGGTTCTTCTCGGAATAGAAGCGGCTCTAAACTGGGATACGGTAAAGAAATTCGTTCAGGAACAT